ATGAAGACGGGCGGGAGATCATTATCCTTGACCACCATGAAATTGAAGGAGAACCTTTTGAACATTGTTATTTGATTAATTCTCAATCACCAGAATATCCTAATAAATTTTTATCTGGCGCGGGAGTGGTATATCAATTTTGTAGATATATAGATAAAGTTACTCAACATCATGCAGCAGATTATTTCATTGATTTATGTGCATTAGGCTTAATTGGAGATATGATGAGTTTACAATCATTTGAAACACGTAGACTTATCGACAAAGGGATAACACCTTCCGCAATTAGTAACCCATTTATCTATTCAATGTGGCAGAAAAATAATTTTAAATTAGGTGATGTACCTACTGCTTGGGGATTTACTTTCTATATTGTACCTTTTGTTAATGCAATTACAAGAAGTGGTACTCTTGAAGAAAAAGAATTAGTATTTGAATCAATGCTTTTTCATAAAGCAAATCAAGAAATTCTTTCAAACAAAAGAGGACATAAATTAGGAGAAAAAGAAAAATTAGTAGAGCAAGCTACTAGAACTTGTACTAATGTTAAAAATCGTCAGACTAGGGCGGAAGATGCTGGTATTGAATTAGTAAAAGGTCTTATTGAAGAAAATCATATGATGGATCATAAGGTGCTACTTTTCCTTTTGGAACCAGGTCAGATTAAACCAGAAATCAGAGGTTTGATTGCAAATAAAATTATGGCTCGATATCAAAGACCTTGTTGTATGCTTACTAAAACAAAAGAAAGTTATCAAGGTAGTGCCCGTGGATGTGATAAAGTAGGGGTAACAGAATTTAAGGATATTTGTGCGGAGACCCAGGTCTGTGAATACACAATCGGTCACCAAGGCGCATTTGGTCTAGGTATCCCCGCAAATAAAATAGATACTTTTTTAGAGAAAACTGATGAAAGTCTTGCTGATATGCCTAATGAACCTATTTATTATGTTGATTATATTTGGCATTATGATAATATAGATGCACAAGCAATTCTTGATATTGGAGAAATGGATAAGTATTGGGGAAAAGATGTTGATGAAGCTATTGTTGCTGTTAAAGGAATTAGAATAACTAAAGATATGCTTCATATGATGGCAAGTAATACAATGAAAATTTCTTTGCCTAATAATATTAATATTATCAAATTTAGAACTTCTGATGAAGAATTTGATAAATTATATTCAGAAAATGGATATGTAGAAATAGATGCAATTTGTAAATGTAACATTAATGAGTGGAATGGCAATAAGTATCCACAATTATTTTTAGAAGATTATAATGTAAATAGTCAATGTGCTTATATATTTTAAGGAGAATATTATGTGGATAATTAAAAATATATGTGGAGATAGATCAACTCAAGATATTAGAACAACTAATATTTGGTTTCGAGTTGCAGGTAATAATGGAGAAGGATGTTTTTCAACACTAGAACCAAATAAATGGTATTCAGAGGATAAAGATTCTAGATTTATTATGATAGAATTTGAATGTATTAATGAAATTAAGAATCTTAGAAAAAATCTTAAAAGAATTATTAAAGATTTTAAAAGAGAACAAAAGATAATGAAGTTAGAAAGAAAAATGGCGGAAGGTAAATAATATCTTCCGCTTGACAATTTATAAAAAATATGTTATAATATATATAGTAAATAATAAAATGGAGATAAAAATAAAAGTCAGCATAGCTGACTTTTATAAAATTTTCTATGGCACCGGGGACAAACTTAGTTCATCTTTAAAATATAATTTTTATATAATTATAGAAAAGATAAACTAAAGGAGGAAAAATAAATGAATAAATATTGTGTTTATGTCCATATAAATAAAAATAATAATAAAACTTATGTAGGACAAAGTAATAATGTAAAAAGAAGATGGCGAAATGAAGGAATTGAATATTATGATTATAATAAATCAGATCAAGATCAAAGTCCTTTTTGGAAAGCTATAAAATCTTATGGTTGGAATAATTTTGAACATATAATATTAAAAGAAAATCTTACATTAGAAGAAGCAAATTATTGGGAAAATTATTATATAAATTTTTATCATTCTCGATATTTTGAAAATGGATATAATGTAAGAGAGGCTGGTTCTAACGGAGCCTTGTCAGAACAAACTAAACAAAAATTAAGTGAAATTGCAAAACAAAAAGGTAAATGGGAAGGGGATAAAAATCCTCGTCATATAGACCCTTTATTTGGAGAAAGAAATGGAATGTATGGAAAACATCATTCAGAAGAAACTAAAAAGAAAATTTCTGAAGCTAAAAAAGGTAGTCATATGTCTGAAGAAGCAAAACAAAAAATTAGCAATTTTATGAATACAAATCATCCAAGAGCTAAAAAAGTAAGGTGTATTGAGACAGGAGAAATTTTCCTTTCGGCTCGTAAAGCAGCAGAAGCGTACGGAACAAGTCATAACTGTATTACAAGAGTCTGTAATGGGGAAAGAAAAACAACTTTAGGTAAACATTGGGAGTGGTATAATGATTCTAACGACTGAACAAGAACAAGCATTAAAAATAATTTTAGAAAAATATCATAATAATGAAAAATATGTAACTATTTGTGGATATGCGGGTGTTGGAAAATCAACACTTGTAAAATTTGCTATTGAAGCCTTAGATGTAGATAAGAAAAAAGTTGCTTATGCTTGTTATTGTGGAAAAGCTGCAGAAGTTTTAAGAAAAAAAGGCAACCCAAATGCTATGACTTTACATAGGCTTTTATATGATAGTATTCCAAGACCAGGCGGAGGATTTTTTCGTAAACCAAAACAATCATTAGATTATACCATAATTGTAGTTGATGAAATTTCACTTGCTCCTAAATCAATGCTTGAAATGTTATTAAAACATAATGTTTTTTGTATTTTTATAGGAGATAATTTTCAATTACCTCAAATAGATAAAAATGAAGCACATGATTTTCTTATTCATCCTGATATATTTTTATCTAAAATTATGAGACAGGCTGCTGAATCAGAGATTATTCAGCTTACTATGAAGATTCGTAATGGTGAAGAAATTCCATATATGCAAGGTAAAGAAGCAATGGTTCTTCCTAAACAAGATTTAAATACAGGTCATCTTCTTTGGGCCGATCAAATTATTTGTGGAACTAATCAAGTAAGAATCAATGTTAATAATCAAATGCGACAGCTCAAAGGATTTGAAGGCGACCTCCCGCAAGATGGAGAAAAAATGATTTGTTTGCGTAACTATTGGGAAGATATTAGTGATGATGGCGGAAGTTGCTTAGTGAATGGAATAACTGGAACTATTAAAAATCCATTTGATACAGTAATATATGCACCCCGTTATGTTAAAATGCGAGACCACGCTATGCCAACTATTCATTGTGAATTTGTCGCAGATGATACTAATGAAGTATTTTCTTCTGTTGATATGGATAAATATATGATTCAACATGGAGAACCTTTTCTTGATTGGAGAGAATCATATGCTCTTGGTAGAATGAAAATGAAAATTGGAGATATTATTCCGCGGGCCTTCACTTACGGATATTGTATTACATGTCACAAATCCCAAGGTAGTGAATGGGACAAAGTACTAGTCCTTGAAGAAAAGTTCCCGTTTGAAAAGAAAGAACATGCTCGATGGCTCTATACAGCTGCAACTCGCGCGTCAGACAAGCTTGTTATAATGAGGTAATAATATTATGAAAGAATCTATTTTATATATTCTTTATTCAGATAAAGATGATGAATATGAATATAAAAAAATAATAAATAATAGATTTATTATTACTATAGTAAAAACAAATATTGATAAAGCAGAAGCTACTTTAATAGGAACTAGATATAGCACTATATACTGTGATGCTGCTTTTACTCAAACATTAAATGGTCAAGAAGTAATTAGAAAAATTTTTAAACCTTGTGCTAATATAGGTAAAAAAGAATTTTATTTAATATAAAAGAGGATAAATTTTGATTAATATTTACACTTCATATTTTTATCAAATTAGAAATTTTAAAACAAATATGATTCCTGTGTCTACTGCGATATCAGATCCGGTCTGGTACCGGCCTCCCGCAGATAAAGAATATTATATAGATAAACGAGGAATAGTGTGCGGGCTCCGGTATGAACCTCTTATAGTTCAGACTCAAGGAACTCATATCTGCCCCTGTGAAAGTAGATCTGATGCTCCATATTGTCCTACTATGATGGAATATAGACAATTACTTGAAAAATTAGTAGATAAAGAAAAAACATTAAAAGCATTTGAATATTGTTGTAATAAATTCAATGCTGATACTATTGTTTTAATAGTTTATGAAGCACCCAATAATTTATGTAGTGAACGATGGGTATTACAAGAATTTTTTAGTTGTAAAGAATTGGAGTATCCAATATCTTGACATTTCTAAAAAAATATGATATAATATTTATATAATAAAATTTAAGGAGAGAAAAATATGTTCAGATTTGAGTGTCATTCGCACACGCATTACAGCAACATTAGGCTTCTCGATAGTATAAATAGACCAGATATGTTAATTAATAGAGCTAGAGAAATAGGGCTTAAAGGTATTGCCATTACCGACCATGAGTGTCTTAGTAGTTCTATCGAAGTTAATATGATTGCAAAAAAACTTCAAGAAACAGATCCTAATTTTAAGATTGCATTAGGAAATGAAATTTATTTAACAGATACAAGAGAAAATGGTCAAAAGTATTATCACTTTATTTTAATAGCAAAAGATAAGGAAGGTCATCGCCAACTGCGGGAGCTTTCTTCTTTGGCGTGGATGAATTCCTATTTTGATAGAGGACTTGAACGAGTTCCTACATTAAAAGAGGATTTAGCAAGAATTGTAAGAAAAAATCCAGGTCATCTTATTGCAACTTCAGCATGTATCGGCGGAGAGTTATCTAGTAATGTTCTTGAAATGGAGCGTGCTAGAAGAATGAGAGATACCTTTACCGCAGAAAGTTGTAAAAATAAAATTATCAATTTTGTTTTATGGTGTAAAGAATTATTTGGCTCGGACTTTTACATTGAATGTGCTCCTGGTGCATCAAATGAGCAAATTATAGTAAACAAGAAATTAGCAGAATTAGCACCTCAGTTCGGTGTTAAAATGGTAATTGGTAGTGATGCACATTATTTAACAAAAGAAGATAGATATGTTCACGAAGCCTATCTTAATAGTAAAGGCGGAGAGCGGGAGACCGCACAGTTTTATGAATATGCTTATCTTCAAACAGAAGAAGAAATAAAAGAGAATTTAACTCCATCTATTGTTGATAGTTATGAGAAAATGTGTAAAAATAGTATGGAGATTTATGATAAAATTGAGTTTTATGATTTAACCCATCCGCAAGTTATTCCTTCGGTTGAAGTTAAAGACTATCATAAAACAGTTTGGTTAAGCGATCAAACTGAAGAATTTCCAATATTAGCAGAAATGTATAATTCAGATGATATTTATGAAAGATATTGGGTAAATCAATGTGTTGATAAATTAACTGAAAAAGGATTAAGAACTAAAGAATATCTTGATAGACTTGAAGAAGAAGCAGATATTAAAAGAACAATAGGAAAGAAACTTGGAACAAATATGTTCTCTTATCCTATTACTCTTGCTCATTATGTTGATCTCTTTTGGGAGTGTGGAAGTATGGTAGGCGCGGGGCGTGGCTCATCATGTTCCGGACTTAATCATTATCTTCTTGGAATCACTCAGCTTGATCCATTAAAGTGGAACTTGCCTTTCTGGCGCTATCTGAATAAAGAAAGAGTGGAACTTGGCGATATCGATTTGGATCTTTGTCCTAGCAAGCGTCCTATGATTATTCAGAAAATTAAAGAAGAAAGAGGAAAAAACTTTGCTGAAAACATCGACGATCTCTCAAGAAGAAATCTTGGATGCACTCTTATTGCTACTTTCGGAACAGAAACAACAAAATCTACTATACAGACAGCCTGTAGAGGATACCGCAGTGAAGAATATCCGGATGGAATTGATGTGGATATTGCCCAGTACCTCTCCAGTCTTATTCCAAGTGAAAGAGGATTCTTGTGGAGTCTTAAAGAAGTAGTTTATGGAGATAAAGAAAAAGGCAGAGAACCTGTTGATATTTTTATTAGAGAAGTAAATCAGTATCCTGGTCTTTTGCAGATTATGCAAGGTATTGAAGGATTGATCAGCCGCCGCGGAAGTCACGCATCAGGCGTAATTATGTTTGATGAAGATCCATATGAGTTTGGGTGTTTTATGAAAACTCCAAGTGGTGATATTATAACTCAGTACGATCTGCATATGGCGGAAGCCGCAGGCATGACAAAATATGACTTCCTTTTAACAGAAGTACAAGATAAGATTACACAATGTATTAAATTTCTTCAAGATAATGGAGAAATTGAAAGTGATTTAACATTAAGAGAAGTATATAATAAATATCTTCACCCCGATATTTTAGATATTGAAGATGAAGATGTTTGGGAAAATATCCAACAAGGTAATATCTTAAATATTTTTCAGTTTGATAGTGATGTAGGCTCTCAGGCTGCAAAGAAGATTAAACCAAGCAATATGTTGGAGTTATCTGATGCGAATGGTCTTATGAGATTAATGACTGCGGAAAAGGGTGCAGAAACTCCAATGGAAAAATATATTAGATACAAAAATAATATTGACCTTTGGTATAATGAGATGGAGCGGGAAGGACTTACAAAAGATGAGGTGAAAGCAGTGGAACCCTACTTCAAAGATTCTTATGGGGTACCTCCAAGTCAAGAGCAGCTGATGAAAATGCTAATGGATCCTGCTATATGCAACTTCTCGCTGAGTGATGCGAATGCCGCGCGGAAGATCGTTGGTAAAAAACAAATGAGTAAGATTCCTATGTTGAGGGATCAAGTATACAATCAGGCGGCGTCTCCCGCACTTGGAAGATACATTTGGAAGTATGGAGCGGGCCCGCAGATGGGTTATTCGTTTAGTATTATTCATGCTTTAGCTTATAGTTTCATTGGATATCAAACCGCATATCTTGCAACTAAATGGAGTTCTATCTATTGGGATACAGCTTGTTTGGTTGTAAATAGTGGAAGTCTTGAAGAAGATAATGATTATGAATTAGATGAAGAAGATAATGTAATTAAGAAAAAAGAAAAAACTTCTGATTATGCTAAAATTGCTAAGGCTATTGGGGATATTACTTCCCGCGGAATTGATGTATCTCTTGTTAATATTAATGAATCTGATTATGGTTTTAAACCTGATGTAGAAAATAATCGTATTCTTTATGGATTAAAAGCATTAAGTAATATTAATGAAGAAGCGATTGAAAAGATTAAAGCTGGTAGACCATATAATGGAATTAAAGATTTTATGAGAAGATGCCCGCTTCCGAAGTTAGCAATGGTTAATCTTATTAAAGCTGGAGCTTTTGATGAAATCGAGATAGATTTAGATAGAAAAGGTATTATGGTTTATTACTTATATCAAGTTAGTGAACCTAAAAGTAAATTAAATTTAACTAATTTCAATGGATTATTAAATAAGGATTTAATTCCAAAAAATCTTGAATTACAAATTAGAGTATTTAATTTTACAAAGTACCTTAAAAAATATCGTAAAGTAACAAATGTATATGTTTTAGATGAAATCAGTATTAATTTCTTAGAAAAATTCTTACCAGATGTACTAAATTTGGTGGAAACAAAAGAAGAAAAAATAATATTAGATATAAAAGCTTGGGATAAAGTTTATCAGAATCAAATGGATGTCGTGCGGGATTGGCTTAGAGATCATCAAGCTGAGACTCTGGAGAAATATAATCAAGCACTGTTTCTTGAAACTTGGGAGAAATATGCAAAAGGAACTTTATCTCATTGGGAAATGGAATCTTTATGTTTCTATCATGGAGAACATGAATTAAAAGATGTTAATGTTAATAAATATGGATTAGTAGATTTTAATAATTTACAATCTTGTGAAGTTGATTATTACTTCAAAAGAAATGGTAGAGAGATTCCTATTTATAAGTTATATAGAATTATTGGAACTGTAATTGCAAAGAATGATACAAAGCATATCGTTAGTTTATTAACAACCACTGGCGTAGTGTCAGTGAAGTTCACTAAAGATTATTATGCTATGTTCAAGAAACAGATTAGCCAGATTCAGGAAGATGGAACCAAGAAGGTTGTGGAAAAGAGCTGGTTTAAGCGGGGAACGCTGTTGATGATTACTGGTTTTAGGCGTGATGATATGTTTGTAGGCAAGACTTATGCGAATACAGAAGGTCATCAACTTTATAAGATAATTGAAGTTAATGGAGATAGTATTAAACTTCAACATGAAAGATTCTCAAGTGATGGAGCTTTAAGAGAAGATGATTATGATGATTAATGCGGCGGTCCAGTCCAACGAAACTTGGGACTGGTCCCTCCGCAAAGGAGAAAATATGAGTATTATAATATATACATGCCCTAAATGTGGAAAAGATTTACAAGAAGAAATGATTGCTACATATCCACCTATACATGTAAAAAAATGCTATTCATGTGGATGGAGTTCAGAAACAAGAGAAGATGTAATAAGAATTCCTTATGGACAAGATTATTTTTCATCCCCTGTTACAGATAAAACTTATATACCTGATTCTTGTCAATCATGTGGTAATCATCCTAATAATGGCGGAAGTGGAGTATGCCATTGTATTTTAGGTAATCAAATTACCTATTAAGGAGGTAATAATGAATATAAGCACATTAATAATGGCACAAAATAATAATTCATTAGTAACTTTAGACTATGATTATATTAGATTAGAAGAATTTGAAAAACTTCAAAAAGAAGTACAAAAACTTAAAAAACAGATTAAAAAGAAAAGGAGATGGCAAAAACATGACAGACTTTGAAAATCTTAAAAAATCAACAGATGTAGATATGGTAAACCGCCCTCCGCATTATAATAGAGAAGGTGGTATGGAATCTATTGATGAAATGATATTAGTATTTGGAAAAGAAGCAGTAAAAAATTTTTGCTTGTGTAATGTATGGAAATATAGATATCGTGCAGCAGATAAAAATGGACAAGAAGATTTAAAGAAATCTGATTGGTATATGAGGAAATATAAAGAACTTTGCATAGAAGATGAAATTAAAAATACTACTTATGTATCAATACCAGCAGCTCAAAAAGACCCTTTATATATCAATAACAGTTCAAAAGTTAATTACGGACAATTTTAATTAATTGATAACTTATAAAATTCAATTATATTTACAAACCTTAAAATAATAATACTTAGGGAGGTAAATAATGTATACTGTAAAGAAACGTGATGGGCGTTCAGTACCATTTGATGCCCAAAAAATCAAAGATGCTGTCATTGCCGCCTTTAAGGACGTCGATGGCGAAGTAACTGAATACGCAGAACAAAAGGCACAAAATATAGCAGATTATATTTATGGCTATATGGAAGGTGTGCCTAATGAACTCACTATTGATGATATTCAGACTCTTGTTGAGCATGGACTTATGTCTTGCAAGCGGAAGGATGTAGCTACATCTTATATTGAATATCGTCATGATCGAGATCAAGTGCGAAAATGGAATAACCAAATGATGGATGCTATGGTTGAAAAACTTCAAGGATCTAGAAACGATCGACAAAATGCTAATGTCGATGAAGAAAGTTTTGGTGGCCGGAAGGGTGAAGCCGATGCTATTATTATGAAGCAATATGCACTTGAAAATTGTATGTCTAAGAAATCTAAACAAAGACATTTGAATAATGAAATTTATATTCATGATTTAGCAGACTATGCTCTTGGAAATCATAATTGTCTTACTCTTCCTTTTGATGACATGTTAGCAAAAGGTTTTAATACAAGACAAACAGATGTACGTCCTGCAAATAGTGTTAGTACTGCACATCAACTTATTGCAGTTGGTGACCAACTTCAATCACTTCAACAATATGGCGGAGTTAGTGCTAGTCATTTAGACTGGACTATGGTTCCATATATTAGAAAAAGTTTTAGAAAACATTATATTAATGGTTTAAAATATATTGAAAATATAGATGACCAGAATTTATTTAATCATATACCAGAAGATGCTGGTATTGAAGATGAAGAATATAAGATATATTCAAAAGCATATCAATATGCTATGGATATGACAACAAAAGAAGTTGAACAGGCGGTTGAAGGCATGTATCATAATCTTAATACTCTTCAATCTAGATCTGGAAATCAATTACCATTTACTTCAATTAATTATGGTACTTGTACTTTACCTGAGGGTAGAATGGAAATTAAAGCTCTTCTTGAAGGAAGTATTAAAGGAGTTGGAAAATTCCATAAAACATCTATTTTTCCTTGTGGTATTTTTCAAGTGATGAGTGGGATTAATAAAGAGCCCGGAACTCCTAATTATGATTTATATAGATTGGCTCTTGAATCAACAGCAAAGAGATTATATCCTAATTATGCTAATGTTGATTGGAGTGGAAATGCAGGGTATGATCGGAATGATCCCAAGACATATTTCAGCACGATGGGTTGCAGAACGGCCAATGGTTGGGATATAAACGGTTTTGGCCAGCTTAAAGATGGAAGAGGTAATATATGTCCTGTAACTATAATTCTTCCAACAATAGCTATGGAGGCAAGGAAATATGCTGAGGAGCGTTATGATATATTTACATTCCCAGAAAGATTAGAAAGATGTTTTTTTGATTTCCTTGATGAAGCAATTCATGATGCTAAAGATATGTTAATTGAGAGATTTGAATATATTTGCTCTCAAAAGCCATCTTCCGCAAAATTTATGTATGAAAATAATATAATGGCTGGTTATATCCCAGAAGAAGGTATAAGAAGCGCTCTTAAGCATGGCACCTTAGCGGTCGGTCAGCTAGGTTTGGCAGAGTGTTTGGAAATTTTAATTGGGACAGATCATACAACTGAAAAAGGTATGGAGCTCGCTAAACGAATTGAGC